CAGCTTATGCTTTTCAGGGGCCGTCTTGCGTCCTTTCGGCCTCCCGAGCACGACGCCTTCGGCCTTCCTGCGCGCCAGAGCTTCGCGGGTGCGTTGGCTGATCAGGTTGCGCTCGATCTCGGCCGAGAGACCAAAGGCGAAGGCCAAAACCTTGCTACTGATGTCGTCACCCAAGCGGTAATTGTCTTTGATCGTCCACACCTGGCACTCCTTGTTCATGCATATATTCAGTATGTCCATGATCATAAACAGGCTGCGCCCGAGGCGGGAGAGCTCGCTGCAAATGATCAGGTCGCCTTTCGTTACCTTCTTCAAGAGCACGCCCAGCCGGCGCTTGTTGTAGTTCTTCGTGCCGCTGATCGTTTCCTCGATCCAGCCGTCCACCTTCATGTTTTGCCGTTTGCAGAAGTTCTTAATCTCGAAGCGCTGGTTCTCGACCGTCTGCTTGTCACTGCTGACGCGGATATAGCCGTAAGTCATAGCACTTCAAGTTTTGATCTGCCGGAGAGCTTTTCGGCGTTTTCAATTACCAAATCCAAGAATGCACGCGCGGCGTCAAGGCGCAGCTCCATTCTTCTCCCAGGAAGTAGGATCAAGTGCAGGCTGAGGACATGCTTCTCAAAGTCCACAAAGCCGTCTCCCACGAAAGCATCTATACCCACAACGCCCGGGCGTTTGAGATGCAGACCTACTTCAGTGATCTCTTCCGGGTCTCCCTGTCTAATCACAAAGGGCGATACGGTAAAGAGTTCTCCCCCGTCCCGGGGCAGGCGCACGTCATAGGCGTCCAAATTATCCACACTGAACCCGCGCTTTCCCGGCTTAGTGTTGGGATTGTTAGTTCCTTTTTTCATACGAATACCGGTGTGAGGTTGACGTTGTACGAATCCCGGTAGAGGCGGCGCGCCCACGCGGGCCACGCCTGCTCCTCCTTAGAGAGCGACGTGTTGCCGCGGTTGAGCTTTTGGTGCGCCTCGATCTCGCGGACATAGCGGCGAAAGGTTTGCGCAAATGCTGCGTCTGGTGTGGCACCGCCGAAAAGGCCAAAGCGCTGCTGGATGTACTTCAGATCGGCCCGCAGCTTGGGCGAATGTGTTACTGCCGTGGTGCAGCCGCTCTCTACGTGCAGCACGGCCATGATCCGGGCCGAGGTGTCGCGGCTGATGGAGGGGAGGCCCGCCCGGAGGCAGGTCTCGTTCCATGCGGTGCGAAGCGTGTCGCCTGTTAGTTCGAAATGATTGTTCTGCTCGTTTACCGCCCGAGCAAGGCCTTCGTTCATATTCATATCTGTTCCTGTTCCTTATTGTTTACAATTGCAAAACCGCCTATTCTCACGAACCCCAGCGGCTCCTTCTGTCATTTCTGAAAAACCAATGAATTCAAATAAGATCACGTATGCTTGTCCGTCTGCTTTGCGACGAGGAATCGGTAGAGATCGGCCGCTGTAGCCAGTAGAATCTCGCTGCCATCTGCATTGATTGTAAGCCTTCAGGTCGTCGTTAGGCCTCGGGGACTATTTGCTGCATAAGTCTGCTGTTTCGCCTGTCCTTCTCCACCTGTGCCTCGAGAGCGGCGAGAAGCCCTTCAAATGTCGCTTGCGTCATCATGCCGCACCCTCCTTTCCGACGCCTTCCGTGGCAGCCTTGTAAGCCGCCTCTTGCCGACGGATCCAGAGGGCAATGTCCTTCCAAGGCAGCATGCCTCCGGCGTTCTTGTCGTCTACGTAGCAATGGGCGTACACCTTGCGTGCATCCGTGCCATAGGCCGTCACCTGATCCGGCCGGTGATCGTTCACCCGGTCGAAGTGGATGTCCTGCTCCAGGAGCCAGTTCACCATCTCCGTTTGGCGCCGCCCTTCGCGGCATGTCCAAATGATGATGTAGTGCCCCTCGGCGCGTAGGGCGTTGATCTCCTCTCGCGCATCCGGCAGGGGGCGGCCGATCCCCGGCCACTGGCCATCGTGGATCGTCCCGTCAAAGTCTACTGCGATGATCATGGCCGTGGCTCCCCCTTTTCGCTCAACTCCTTGTTCCGCATCCTCACGAAATCGTCGTACGCCACGCAGCGGTACGTCTCCACCATGTCGATCAGTTCCTCGTGATCGTGGTTTGTCTCCGAGCCTACCCGCTGGAGCGCCCGGAACGACCGTCCACAGACGTTGTGCAGCGCCCATAGCACCTCGTCGATCAGGTCGAACACCTCGCCCAGTCCCTCCTCGGAGGCATCCGGCCCCGGCCATTCGGTAATGATGTGCAGCCGCACCTCCTGATTCGTTTTGTAGGATCCATTGTCCGCATGCGTCCATTCCGTTGGGCTGAACTCGATGAACACCGCCGGAAGCCGAAAGGGCATCTCTTGCTCCAAGAAGCTCATATGCTGGTTCCACAGATCGATGTGGGCGATGGGCTGCGGCCGGTCGATGCGCCCCAGCGCATCCCGGATCACTTGATACAGTTCTTTTCTCATTGTCTCGTTTGTTGTTTACTTATGAAGGGGCGATTCGCCGTCTGCGTTGCGGCCGATCTTCCCCGACGCCTCCAGCATCTTGTAGAACGCCCGCTCGCAGATCCCCAGTTGCGGATGGATGTAGCGCCGCCAGATCTCCCGGTTCGACAGCCCGCTCTTCACGTACTCGTCGTAGATCCGGTTGACCGCCGTTACGCGCTTTTCGTAGCTCCGCCCTCGCGGATTGAATCGACCCATGCCTGTCGTTTACACCTCCGTCATGCTAAGCGGTACCGACTCCCATACGCCTGACTTGCTGCGGACGGCAGCGCGGATATAGTCCTTCGAGGGACTGGGCTGATAACTCTCCTCGATGATGCGCACGCCCTCGATGAAGCGTTCGTCCTTCGTCTCCTCGGCCAGCCGCCTGAGTTGCAACACACGCTGCGCCTTAAGTGCACCCGAGCTGTCGCGCGAGAGCAGGCGGAGGATAGTCTTGACCAAGGTGCGGCTCTCGTCGTCTTTAGCCAGAGATTCGATGTAGCCCTTGACCATTGCGATGCCCTCATCCACCGTGTCGCGGTAGTTATCTAAGAGGTAGTGTCCGACGACGATGCGCTTCGTACCCTCGGAGTTGGTGAAGGTGTGCGACCGCTGGTCGTCCTTCACCCCAAAGAGCTCCGCCTTCATCTCTAACGCCCCACGGAAGGCCTCTGCAGCCTCCGTCTTGCGCCGGGCTATCTCGTCGCTGATATTCATAAGTCGTGGCATGACGGTCTCGATCGTCTCGTCTACCAATGCGGTGTAAGCCTCGCGGTCGGCCTTGCGTTTGGCCTCCGCCTCTTTCTTCTGTTTAGCCTCTTTGAAGGCCGCAAACTCTTGGCGCTCCTCGGCTGTCATTTCTACTGTTTCCATATCGTGTTTATGTGTTTATATGTTCCTGTGTTAGGCCTTCGGCCGGTAGTTATGGGGTAGTCAGGGGGGGAGCTGCTACTTCTGACTACTCCTACTACTTCTAACTACCCGGCCGCAAGGCCGTACTACCGCGGCCGCAAGGCCGCATAACTACCCTCTGCTATTTACCTCCCCGGGGGTGTACACGAAGTACATCATCGCTCCGGGTTGTTTTCCGAGCTCGTCCACCGTTATGCAGTCGACCGTTTGAAGGTCTTCTGTACGCTGTTTGAACGCGTTGTAAAGGCTGCGCAGCCGATCCACCGGGATACGGTTGAAGGTTTTGTAGCCGGATGCCCGACAGGCAATGGCCTTCACCTCGTCCATCGTGGCTTCGTGCTTCATCTCACGGCGATAGCTGAAGATGGCGGCTATCACCCGCTTGCGCCAGCGGTCAGCCTCGGCCAGACCCGGCGTGCTGAGTGTGGTCAGCCGGTCGCAGACCTCCATCAGGCCGCGGCAGTCCAAGTCTAAAGAGCTCTCCACGCCGTAGGCCGAGAGGATCGTGCGTTTGCCGTCATCGTCGATGCCAGCCTTACCCAGCAGGGTGTGAAAGCGCTTCACCAAGCGCTTCTTCTCTCTTTCCATGAATGTTGTTTCCATACTTCGTTTTTGATTGGTTGTGATTGATCATTCTAAGTAAAACTTCGCGGCCATCTCTTCCGAGATCACGAACTCTCCATTGCCGCCGAAGCGGCTTGTGACGAAGGCCTTAAAACCTCGCACGGAGAAGATCACGTCCGAGTCGCGCATGATTTTCGTGGCTACACTGCCGTCAGGACTGGTGCCCCGGTTGTTCTTTACGTGGCTGATAAAGACGAAAAGCGTGCGGGGAAAATCAAGCCTGAGCCGACGGTATTCCGAGTACTTCAGATCCATGAACTGCACCGAGTCAATGAAGACCACCCGCACCGTGCGGCTATGCTTGAGGCGGTACACCAGATCCTCAAAGAACTCCCGATTGAGTAGGACGAAGTTGTGACCTGCCTCTACCAGTCCGTGGCGCTCTACGGCCATGCGGAGCGACTTGTTGATACCCTCCTCCACGCTGTCGTAAGCCACTTTGCGATGCTTAGCCAGCGCCTTGGCCAGAATCATAGCCATCGAGGTCTTGCCGTTCTTCGAGGGGCCGTAGATGAACCACGCTCCGCCGGCGATCTCTGCCTTTCCAATGGCTTCATCCAGTTCTGCACCGAGACTCACTCCTTCCGGATCTGCCATGCGTGCCAGCTCACGCGCGCCGTATGACCGCTTCAGCTTCATTCGGCCGTCTCCTCCTTCCGTTCTTCGGCCTGCCGGCGCATGCGGTTAAAGGCATGGCACTTGCGCTTAACGCGCCTGAGGTCGTCTTCGCAGTCCTTCTTCACGGTCTCAATCTCGCGCAACCCTTCTACGCCATTGGCCCGGCAGACGTCCGAGATGTCCGTCGCGCTCAGCCCCGGCATGGCCACGAAGCGCCGGCCAATGCGGGAGTAGATCTCCTTGTAGCCCTTCTTGTTCAGGCGCAGACCGCGGCGCACCTTCTTCTCCAAGTAGTCCGTGGCCATCAGCACGATGCCGCAATAGTCCTCTAACTTGTTGTAGAAGGTGATGAAGAAGAACATCACCTGGTCGCTCAGCTTATCGGCCTCGTCGAGGATAATCAGCGGGTTCTCGCGCCGCTTGAGCGCCATCACCACGTCGTCCACCATGTCGCCCACCGTATCGCCCGCAGGGTTCTTACCCATTACCCGAAGCAGCTCCCGGAGGAAGGTCTTGCGGTTCCAGTATTCCGAGCAGGCCAGCACGTAGACGTTCGGGTTTTCCGCCCCGTAATGCGCAGCCGTCAGCGATTTGCCTGTCCCTGCCTCGCCGCATACGGCCAGCACGAGGGCATTCTCCTGCGCGTCAGCGAAGATGTCCGACAGCGCCTTGTAGTTCCTTGTTTCCACTATGTTCCATCTGGTTTGTTTCACTCCGATTTGTGCCGCTATGCTGCGCCACATCTTCTCATTGATCAGCTCCCACTTGCCGGTCACGATCTGCGTCACCGTGGCGGGGCTGACCCCCACTAACGAGGTGGCCGCCCGCTTTTGGCTGCCCTTCATCTCGCAATACTCCCCGAGTCGCACCCGGATCATCTCTTTCTCTTCGTTCGTGATCATGTTATGCTCAACTAAAAACTAAAATCTAACATCTAAAAACGCCGGATACATGTAGGAGGGCCTTCTCCTGCCGGCAGGACTTTTCGTTTTTCACTTTTCGTTTTTCCGTTCCCTACAGTTCGTTCAAGTAGTTGTAATCGTCCTCCAAGGCCGGCACCAGCATGGTTTCTTGCTTCAGTACGGCACCGATGTCCTCTCGAGACGTTTGTATAGCGGCGCATCTGCTGCGCCTCCTGCGACTCTCAGGCTCGGTCATGTGCTTCAGCACACTCCCTTCGCCTTCGGTCTTGGACGCCTTGCATCTGCACCCCTCTCCAAAGTCTCGTGTCTTCTTCTGCTTCTTCTTTTCAGGCTGCTCTTGTCGCTGCCTGTAGGCCGCCTCCTTCGCCGCACGCTCCACGCCGCGCAGCTGGGGCATCCGAAGGCCATACAGGCCGGGGTGCATACCCTGCCGCTCGAGGAGCTCTTCGGTGGCCTCCTGCATGTTCGCCCGCGCCACCTTGTTGGCCAAGTTCATCCGGCTGATGAAGCTGCGCTCCTCGGCCGTCTGCTCCTGACGAGCGCGGCTGACCTCGATGTACTTCCGGGCGAAGGTGACGAACCGCAGCTGCCCTTGCGAGTCTCGTGTGTAGAGCGCCACCGTCGTCATGTCCTCCGGGTCGTAGCCGACAAAGAAGTCGCGGCCGACGTTGCCCCGGAGGAACTCTCCGTCGGGCAGGCCTTCCGGGGTCAGCACCTCCCACGTGTAGCGCTGTCCGTCGATCGTCTTCTTCAGCCCCGAGGCGGTGTATTTCGAGGAGTGCTCCTCGTCCCGCTGGCCGAAGATCCGGAGCATGTCGAGCGCCGTGACGGCCGTCGATTCGGGGTTGACAGACTGGGTGTACATGTCAATCCGGCGCTGACCTGTAGCCGGGTGCGGCGCCTCGTTCCACTCCTGGCGACGCCGGGCGTAGAGCTGCCGGATCTCCTCGAGCGAGGGCAGGTCGCGCCGGTTGGCAAGGATGAACTCCCGGTTGGCATGGCTCTCGTCTTTCTTGGCCGTCACGTTCTGACCGGTGAAGAACCAGTCGCGGTGCAGATAATCGGCTTGGAAGCGGCCGAAGACGCTCTCGATCGTTTTCGACTTGCCGTTGTAGGGCTGCGTGGGGATAGCCATGCGGGCCATGCAGCGGAAGAAGTCGCTGTTCTTCAGTTTGCCGTGTCCGCCTTGGTTGTCGAAGCGGATCTCGTATGGCTTGCGGCCTGCCGTCTGGAGGGCCATCTTGTAGGCGAAGAATTGCGCCTCCACGTCCTCCCGCGGGCTGATGTGGTAGCCCAGCAAGACTTCGCTATAGGCGTCCATCACCTCATACACGCAGCAGGTGGCCACTCGTCCCTCCGAGTCGCGGTAGTAATAGTTCAGGCGCGTACCGTCGCCATACCAGATGGCGTCGCGCACCTCCGGCAGGGCCGTCTTGTGGTGGCGGGTGAAGAGCTCCTTGGCCTTCAGCTCGCCGGGGCGGGGGCCGGACCACAG